CCACCGGCAAATCTGGATGCACCTAGCAGCGCCCCGGGCCTGTTGACGGATGATGAATTCCGCCTTCGGGGTGGCTGCTCCTTGCCCACGCGCTAGACCAGCGCGTGCCCCTCGCTTCCCGGCGAGTAGCGGGCCACAGGTTGCTCGAACCTTGATTGAGTTAATGCCTGGCTAGCATAGTCCCTTATTTGTGCACGTCAGGACCTAAACGTGGCGGTTAATGAAAGTCGGCACCTAACCAGCTGAAACCAGCCCGACTCACCCACTTACGACTACCAGCGGGGGGTATCCCGCCTGCCCGCACAACAGCACCCGGCAATTCCACCCCGTGGCATGCACGGGCCCAACCAACAGCATGTGCGTTTTTGACATACACACAAATCCACTGAAACGCGTGGCAGCAAAAAGAAGGGTCAGGGGCGGCCTTCTACCAGCCCCCCGTAAAGCGCCTCGGGCGTGGGGCCCTATCTCACGATGGAGTCCTTCAACAACAGCCTAGCTGTTCCGACATCTCGTGGTGCCGGGGGTGGTGTTCACCACCTAGAAAGCGGCCAGTCGACAGCGGCCAAGCCGCAACCGCATACGCGGGGCACGTGTAAACGTGCTAGACCAACCATAGGTTCCCTCTCCTCCGCGTCACCAAGTTCACCTAGAACACATGGGCGGCCCCCCGGCGTCAACCGAGTTACAAGGCGTGCGCGGTCAAAAGGCCCTAATACAACCATGAAGTTGGCGGCCGCGACCTGACTGTGCTCGGCATCCAAGCCTCGCACGCACACACGCCCCGTGGGACTACACACCCCCAATGCCCATAACAGGATCCCTTGTCACCTAAGGTCCTTTCAGACCCCGGATCGAACGCCCGAATGGCAGCCGGGACAATGGCAACCGCCAAAACCCGCCAGCTGCACCCCACCAGTATGCCCCCGATCAGCACTGCTACAACGACAGTGCCCGGCACGGGTCCTCGCGAACAGGTTAGCTTCCGTCTACTAACCCAAAGCTGTTGGATGCACGTCGCGGATTGTCTACACAGGGCTACCGTCCAATACCAGATGAACGTCCCCTTCGACCCTCGGCGTACATAGGCCCGACTAATCCACAGGCGGGTGTTCAAAACCGTCCTGAATTAACGGGAACCAAGAAAGGCCTCTACCAGCCCCGGCCTCGCATTCCACCAGGTGTCCCGCGTAAGAGGATCCTCAGGCAACCAGGCATCCGGGAAAACCGGTGGTTGGAGGGCCTCCTCTAAGGCGACCTGCTCGTCGGGCGTTACCCCAAACGCGCGGGAAAATGACTCCCTGGCTTCATCCGAAGCCTCCTTGAATTGGGCCTCCTCAACGCGTGCCAATTCCACACCCAGGTATGCATAGTCCATGTACATGTCAGCCTGTACACGTCTACCAGTCTCCGTATGTCTCCGAAGGATGTCTGCCCACTTGCCAACAATCGGCACATCCCCGCCCAAGGATAGCTCACAAAGAGCGATACCGTGAAGAAAAGACCTCACGAACCGTGGATCGTGCAGATGCTTGTGATTGGAAGTTCCTTGGCTCAAGATCTTCCGCCAATCACGCACCATCTGCCACCCACTATCCAAGTGCACGGGTGCACACTGTCCAAAGCGGACCTCCTCGACCACCGTAACCGGGCGTTCAAGGACCATCTCATGGCCCGAGAACTGCAGGGCAAGCAACGGAAATTCACTGATAACCCGTGATGAACACCATGGGGGTAAGAAGACTAACGCATTGTCGCCATCGACCAACAAGTCGAATGGTACATTGAGGTGCAACAGCACCGCGACAACCACCACGGTCATGATAAGGGTGTTACCCATGCCCGTGTTAAAGTCCCCAGACGCCCTACCACCATCACGCGAGAATTTCACACCGCCTGCAGTGACTCCTGCATTAAACAACTGGTGAGACAACGCAGCCTGCAGCTCCCTATCACCAGGGAATGCACTTGCGTACACAGCGTGCTCACACTCCAGTTGCCACCGGTCAACGTGGGCCTCAAAGGCCTTACCATCCACTTCGAAAACAACGCAGCCTGGTATCAAAGACATCTTCTTGCGTATGATACCCGCGCGCTCGCGTTGATTCAACCCCTTAGCCACAACCCTGGTATTGCTGCCACCGAAGAGCCCTCTTGATGTGAGTCTACCCCACAACCAATGCTCGAAAGGCTTAAGACGAGAGGCCAGCACCAAGTTATACCGCGGCGACCGTGGAAAGATCATCCGGGGCTTCGCAAACTTGGCGACGCCATTAAACTTCTCGGCTTTCAAAAAGGCCTTGAGCAGATAGTCAGATGGTCCCAAAGGACCATCGTCTGCCAACGACCTTTCAGCTTCGATGTACCTACGGCGGAGTGCACCATGATAAGACTCCGCCGTCTCCAGGAACGACCAACTTATTCCCCCATACCGTCGGGCCAGCCCGCGTAGTCTCTTAAACACGCGGCGAGCTGGTGCGAACCCGGCGGGATCGGAGATGGGTGTAGGTCCGAGACTGCGTAGCAAAAGGGCCGCAATCTCGTTGTGGTTGCAATTCGTGTGAACAGATGGAACCCAGCATCCATCAAATTGGTGTGTCCACACGGTATACATCTTTCGGTGGTCATCAAAACAGCCCAGTTCAGACTTCACATCTAGCGTGGCGCCTGGCCGCAACGGGGGAAGACTCATCCCGTTGGTACAGACACCAGTGAAGCAAACCGGGCCGTCCTAAAGACCACCCCTCTTCCACCAACCTCTTGGCAGGGCCACACCCCCCACAGCGACCTCCGAAACTCGATCTAGGGCCTTTGACGAAGACGCCTCGATAGTGGTTATACGAGACGCTAAAGCCACGGTCATGGGTAGCGCGGATGCTACATCACAATCGTACAAGTTCCGGGGCTTGACCCACTCCTGAGCCCTACTTCGAAGGGCTGCGACAAGAGCGGCGTCCCGACGCCTGAAACAGGCGTAAGTCGCTAGCTTCGCGACAAGCTCGGGGTAAACGTAGGACTGGCCATCCCGCGTTCCCACCCGAAGGCAAGTCGTTGCAATGACAGGCAACGGCTCACCCTTATCGTCCAGCTTGGGCGGCGTGGTTCTTGAGATTCCCCCACCCAGGAATTTCACCTCGCTTCCAAACGCATCTGCCATGTAACCCGCGCCATCGGGCAGCTCCTTGAGTGTGAGGTCTGGTGTCCACCGACCACTCAAGAAGGGCCCCAAAAGCCCGGGCGCCAAGCGGAGCGAATGTTGCAAAACATTCGCCCAATGCGCTCTTCGCCGAAGTCTGCCGGTAGCCACCGGCTCAGAGCTCAATCTTAGCCCTGGATCCACTTTACCGCCAAAAGCCTTCTCAAATGCTTTGACGGCCCCACCTGGTTTCACCCAGTGGGTTTTTGCGGCGGTAGCAGTGGACACTACCGTTACCAGCGGGTCTCCCAACGCGTTGCGCTTTGCACACATCGTGGGGGGGATCAAACCCTCACTAATATGCACAGGCTTCCAGAGCTTATCGACAAGCAGAGGCATCCTCTGGCCACCGTGCGAACACGGCTCCAAAGAATGACAAACCCCGCATGCCTCAACCCCCCTAGCCTCCCTCACAACCTTGTCCCGAACGACAAAGCGATGAGGGGCCCAACCACGCCCGGTTTCACCTCGACCAGGCAACATCATGTGGACAGAAGAACACATAACGTCCCTGACAAAGGCCATTTGCTGATCTTGAAGGCGCTGCCTGCCAAGGCGGCACTCCCAACAGGCACAACAAATGGCCACCGAGGGCCCATTTCTTAACACCGCGGACCTGGACCGTCCGTCGGGTGGGTTACTGCTTATATCGCGCCCCGTAACCACTGGGCTTGAGCACGGTGTACTCATGATTGATTGGTGTGGGTCACCAGCCCGCCGATTTTACATCTCAGAGGCGCCAGATGGGGCGGGGCTGAATTAAGAGCTGCGACTGCCCCCAGTCGCAACCCCCCCAGCATAATACACCAGTGAAGCTGCTGGAACAGCACTGGCGACCGTTGCTCTCCCGTGAGCCCGGCAAGTGTGACGGAGGGCTATTGGTAGCCAACCCGGCCGCACGCGACCTACCCTAGTTTATCCTCATAGGGTAAGAGAATGGGGTTTCTGTTAACGTGTGTTTACCACCCCCAAATCCACATGGGCACGTCTTCCACGTGCACTACCCACCATTGCCTAAGGTGATGCCCGATGGGTAGACACCACTGTTCGATCGCCTCCCAAGCCAAAGGCCGGTGATATCGAGGGGCCGTGCAGCAGCTCCTAAGAGCACACGTTTCCCGACTGGGACTCACCAGATGTTTCCAGGAAATGGGTG